ACGTTACAAGCTGCAGCAAGTGCTTTAGATAGAGTAAATGTTAGAAGATTGTTAATTGAACTTAAGTCTTATATTTCACAAATTGCTGATAATTTAGTATTTGAACAAAATACAGCAGCAACAAGAAATAATTTCTTAGGACAAGTAAATCCATATTTAGAATCAGTACAACAAAGACAAGGATTATATGCCTTTAAAGTACAAATGGATGCAGCTAATAATGGACCAGATGTTGTTGATAGAAACCAAATGGTAGGTGCAATATATTTACAGCCAACTAAAACAGCTGAATTTATATACCTAGACTTTAACATTTTACCAACAGGAGCAACGTTCCCAGCATAAAAAATAAAAGATATAATATTTATAATAAAATAAAAATAAAACAATAATAAAATGGCAGTATTAAACCCAAACGAAATATTTTTCACAGCCTTTGAACCAAAAGTTGCTAATAGATTTATTATGTACGTAGATGGAATCCCAGCTTACATCATTAAGGGTGTTAGTGGAATGGGTTTTTCACAGGATGAAATAGTACTAAATCACATTAATACTTATAGAAAAGTAAAAGGAAAATTAAGATGGAATGATTTAACAATGCAGTTATTTGATCCTATTACTCCTTCAGGAGCACAAGCTACTATGGAGTGGGTGAGATTACACCACGAATCAGTAACTGGTAGAGATGGATATTCTGATTTCTATAAAAAAGATTTAACAATTGACGTATTAGGACCAGTAGGTGATGTAGTGTCAGAATGGATCATAAAAGGTGCATTTATTAAAGATGCTTCATTTAGTGATATGAATTGGGATGATGATGGTACAGCAAATACTATTGACATGACAATTGGAATGGATTACTGCGTATTAAATTTCTAATAAAGAAATTAAACATTTTAAAGAATAGCTTGGCTTCGGTCAAGCTTTTTTTTATATTGCATATGTATACACGAAATTAAGTTATAATTAATAAAAGATATGAGCGAAAACACTGTAGCACCCAAAAAAATAGAAAAACCAAAATTTCCAACTGAATTTGTTGATTTACCTTCTAAAGGATTATTATATCCTGAAGAACATCCTTTATCTTCTGGTAAAGTAGAAATGAAATATATGACTGCTAGAGAAGAAGATATTTTAACTAACCAATCTTATATTAAAAAAGGTATAGTATTAGACAAATTAATAGAAGCATTAATAATTGATAAATCTATTAATATTAATGATTTGTTTACTGGTGATAAGAATGCTATATTAATAGCATCTCGTGTATTAGGATATGGAAGTACATATGATATTACTTATGGAGGAGAAGTACACACAGTTGATTTAAGTAAATTAGAAAATAAAGAAATTGATGACTCTTTATATAGTAGTGAAAATAATTTTGAATTTAAACTACCACACTCAGAAACTAATGTTACATTTCAATTATTAAATGGTAAATTAAATAAAAAAATTGAGAATGAAGTAGCAGGTATTAAAAAATTAAAAAAAGATGCATCTCCAGAAGCAACTACAAGGTTAAAACATGTTCTAACATCTGTTGAAGGTGATGTATCAGGTAAAACAATTAGAGACTTTGTTGATAATTATTTTTTAGCTCGGGACGCTCGAGCATTAAGAGAATACATTGTTAAAATCCAACCTGACGTTGAGCTAAAATGGCAAATAGAAAACGACGAAGGTGAATTTATCGAAATAGACGTACCAATTTCTTTAAACTTTTTTTTCCCTGACGCCTAGCGAAGCCCAAGAATATAGGAAAAACTTATTCGAAAATATACATAATATAGTATTTCATGGTAAAGGTGGGTATGATTGGCATACAGTGTATGATATGCCTATATGGTTGCGATCTTTTACTTGGAATAGAATAGTAGCTCATTATAATGAAGAAGCTGAAGCTAATAAAAAAGCATCCCAAAATGCTAATGATATAGATATGGCTAATCCTGATAGGGGAAAAATACCAAAACAAACTATATCACCTCCATCATATGTAACAAAAGCTAGTAGAAAAAAATAGGTTTTAAATATTTATAATAAAATTGTATTAGATGCCTAGAAAACCTAGAGATTTATTTAATAAAAAGAACGTTAAGGAAGTAAACGAAGAACTTGGCTTTCTTGAAGACCAACTGCTTAGCATAGCAGATAGGTTATCTACTTCTATTAAAGAAACTATATCTGATATTAAAGATGAAGCTAAAGGTGTAAATGAAATTATAGCAGGCCAAATTAATAAAAGTATAAAGGATTTAGCTAAAGGGTTAAATCAAACTTTAAAAAATACAATGAAATTAAATCAGGGGTTACTAAAAACCTCAGATATTGAAAATCAAATCTTTGATAGGAAACTCCAACAAGAAGCAGCTATAAGAAATATTAATACCTTAAAAACCAAAGGTATACTTAAAGATGAAGAAGCCGAAAAGGCAAAAGCTGAAATAATTGACGCAGAAGAAGCCCATAATGCTTTACTTAAAGATCAATTAGACCTTGCTAAAGATATAGCAAAACGAATGGGTTTAACAGGTAAAATTATTGAGGGAATATCAAAAATACCTATACTAGGAGAGTTAGTTGATGCTAAAGAAGCAACTCAAGCAATGCAAAAAGCAGCGGCTCAAGGAGCTGGTCAATTTAAAATAATGGCTATAGGATTGGCAGAAGTAGGAAAAAGTATAATAAGTAATCTTACAGATCCTTTAGTTATAATTACAGGTATGATTAGAGGTATAAGAGCTATAGTTGGAATGATGGTTCAAATGTCAAAAGAAGCATTACAAACAGGACAAAGCTTTTTAAATTTTGCAGGTAGTAGTGCTCAAGTAACTCAAAATCTTAGGGAAGCAGCAGCAAGTAATTTCTTTATGAATATGGAAGAAGCTACTGCACATATGGTAAATATAAATAATCTAACAGGAACTTCAGTTGAATTAAATAAATCCCAGTTAGATACAATGCAACAACTAACTAATACGTTAGGTTTATCTGGAGAACAATCTGCTAAATTATTTAAATTATCTATATTAACAGGAACTTCATTTGAAGATATAGCAGCAACTACTAAAGCAACAGTAGATGAATTAAATAGAAATGAAACTCAAGCTTTAAGTTTAAATGATGTTTTAGATAAAATGGCTAATATTTCTTCTTCAGTTAAATTTAACTTAGCTAATAATCCAAGAGCATTAGCAGAAGCAGCTTTTCAAGCATCTAAATTAGGATTAGAATTATCAGATATACAAGCAGCAGCAGAAAATACATTAGATTTTGAAAATTCTATTGAAGCTGAAATGAAAGCAGAGTTATTTTTAGGAAAGCAACTTAACTTAGAAAGATTAAGACAATTTGCACTTACAGGCCAAACTGGGAAAGCTGCAGAAGAAATGGGTAATATTATTAGAGCTAATATTGATGCAACTAAAAATAATGTATTTGCCCAACAAGCATTAGCAGATTCATTAGGAATATCAGTTGAAAAAATGATTGAAATGAATGAGGAAATGGTGTTTCAAGATAAAATGGCTAAACAAGGTCTTAAAGGAGTAAAATCTCAAGCTGAATTTGACAAAGCAGCTCTTAAGAAGAAAATGGAGGTTTTAAGATTAACAGGGAAAACAATTGATTTAGAAGAAGCTGGAAAAAGATTAGCACAAGATGATATTGATGCACTTCAAGAACAAGTTCAAGGAGCCCAAACATTTAGTAGAATAATAGAACAAGCTAAAGAAGCATTCCAAGCTGCCTTTGTAAAGTCAGGTGCTATGAAAGATTTTCAAGAAGCATTAGATAGATTTATAAGTGGAGATGGTATGAAAACTGCAGTAGCATTTATTTCAAAAGTTGGTGGTACAATTGGTAAAATTGTATCATTTGCTATTGATAATCCTATAAAATTCTTTGGTGGTTTAACAGCTGCACTTATTGGGTTAAAAATGATACCTCAATTAGTAATACCAGTACCAGGATTTTTTAAAGGAGCGGGTAAAATGTTTTCTAAAGGATTTAAAGGTTTAAGCTCAATGTTTACTAAAGGTTTTAGTAGTTTAAAAACTGGACTTTTAGGTAAAAAAGTAGGTGGTCAATTTGTAAAAGGAGGTGGTAGAGCAGCTGCAGGAGCAAGATCAGGTGGGTTACTTAAAGGAGTAGGTGGTGCATTTAAAATGGTAGGTAAGGGTCTTGGTAATGTATTTGGTAAAGTTAAATCCTTTGGTGGAGGTATAATGAGTAAATTAGGTAAAGGAGGATTAAAAGGATTAGGTAAATCATTATTAAAGAAAATACCAGGAGTTGGTTTATTAGCTGGAGTTGGGTTTGGTATATCTAGAGCCTTAAAAGGTGATTTTGCAGGCGCAGCTATGGAATTAGGATCTGGATTAGCTAGTACAGTCCCAGGTGTAGGTACAATATTATCAACAGGAATAGATGGAGCATTATTAGCTAGAGATATGAGTGGTTCAGCTTCAATGCCAGGTGGTGAAGCAGCTGACTTTATATCAAGACCAGGTCAACCAATACAAAAATTTAGAGCTGATGACGTTGTTATAGGTGGAACTAATTTAGGTGGTAGTGGAGGAAGTGGAAATAATGAAATTGCTTCATTATTAGGAGAATTATTATCAGCAGTAAAAGAAGGAGGTGATGTGTTTTTAGATGGAAATAAAGTAGGAAAGGCATTAGTATTGGCGACTTCTAAAATGAGCTAATATTTATAATAAAATTAATTAAAACAACAAAATCATGGCAGAATCAATTAAAAATATGTTTGACGCAAACGGTTCACCTTTAGCGGTACCAGTATCACCAGCAGATGGTGTTACTCCAGATGCAGTTAGTATACAAGGTAATTCATTACTTCATAATCAATATTCAAATATTGGTGATCCTAACTTAACTGAACCAGCTTATAATAATATGGGTGCAGCGGCTATGGGATATTCAAATCCTAGTCCTTCACAATTAGGTCAATCGGCAAATATAACACAAGGAGCAACAAATAGATATATAAATAACGCTCCAGAGAATAGATCATTTTAAATAAAGCTAAATGCCTTTAATAACCTCTACTACAAGCTTAAATAAATTAAAGTTTGGGATAGGTAATGCTGGTGACAGGTTTGACAACGGTAGCAGTAATCAACCCTATATCAGAAAAGATATCCCAGGTGTTGATGTGGATAATCCTAATCCCACACCTATTACTCAATTAGATAGTAGTGGAAATCCTATATATGGAGATGTAGAACCAGGAAGTTTAGATATATTATTTAGGGGTGGTCTTAATGCTCCTAGAGATGCAGTTACTGATGTAAGTAGACTATCTCAAATGTTATTTGATGATAAATCCCCAAATGGTTTAATATTTACAGCTAATCAAAATCTTTTATCGCGTACATCAGTAATGACTGAAGCCTCATATGGTGCAGGTTATGGTAGAAATAAACAACCTGATTTTTTAAAGGGAACTGGTGGAGGAGCTTTAGCAAGTGGTATTTATTTACCTACAAGTACATTAGCTCAAGCTGGTGTTGGGTTTACAGGTACACATTTAAATTTAATGGGGTTAGATCCTACCTCACCTAATGGTATAACAGGACAAACTAGTGGTTTATCTAATTTATTTGGAGCAACTGGACCAGGAGGTGGTTTAAGAACTTATTTAAATGCTATAGCTGAAAATCAAACTTTTAATGACTTTAAAGCTAAACCTAATGCAAATATTCAATCAAATCAACCTAATAAAATAACAAGTGCTCCTTTTGGGGGAGAAAGTGATACTACTACTGTTTTATTTGATACTATTACAGTTAATCAAGTTGATACTAGTTTATTTAATAATAGGTTAATAAATATTTTTCAAGACAGACAACAAGTAACATCAACTTCAGCTGATGTAATTTCATACCAAGGAGGCCCAGGTTCTATTTTAGGTATAGGTGATACTAATATTAGATTTGCATCTGAAAGAACAGGAGTAAATAATAAATTAGCTCTTAATGATGGTAATCTTTATTTTTATGGTCAAGATTCAACATATAAAACAAAAGGAACTTTATCTCCTTTATATAATAATTTCCAATCAAGATTAGGATTATCTAGATTAGCTAGTAATAGAAATATTTTTACTTCTACAATTCTAGCTGCTGTATCTAATAATGTTCTACAAAATTTAAATTCATTAAGTGCTACATATACATTAGAAGGATCCTTACCAGGGGATAATAATGCAAATTCATCTGGGGATTCAAGAGGTGTATATTCTCCTCAAGGTAATTCTACTAAAGTATTAGATTTTAAACAAATTAAAGATAGACCAATAGTAGGGAAAGATAGTGTAGGAACAACACCTGATAAAGTTACTGATTTTAGACAAACTGTAATTACTACAGGAGGAGATAGTGGATTACCTTTAAAAGTATCTTCTACTTTAGCTAAAACAGCTCCATATTCTACAAAAAGTGGATGGAAAAGAACAAATCTTGGAAGCCCAGGTTCTAAACGCAATGTAATGAATTATGGTATTAAAGCTAATAGTGAGGAAGCTAAAAGAGATATAGTAGATAAAATTAATGGTTTATTAATGTATGAAGGTGAAGGACCTGATGGAGAATTAGCTATTAACGATTATTGTAAGTTTAGAATAGCAGCAATTGATAATTCACCAGATGCTGGTGAAAATGCTGTGTATATGCATTTTAGAGCATTTTTAGATTCATTTACTGATAATTATAATTCATCTTGGAACCCAACACAATTCTCAGGTAGAGGAGATAAATTATATTCTTATTCTGGATTTGAAAGAACAATTAATTTAGGTTTTACTTGTTATGCTCAATCAAAAGCAGAACTTATACCAATGTATAGAAAATTAAATTATTTAGCATCAACAATGGCGCCAGATTATAATACAGCTGGGTTTATGCGAGGAAATTTAGTACGTTTAACATTAGGAGGATATTTATATGAACAACCAGGATTTATATCACAAATTACTTATGAAGCACCTCAAGAATCATCTTGGGAAATTGCTATTGACCAAGCAGGAAATTCAGATAATTCAGTTAAAGAATTACCATTTATGATTAGAGTAACAGGAATGACATTTACACCAATACAAAAATTCTTACCACAGAAAGTTAAACCTTCTGCTGCTAATGGAATGGATGGAAACCAAATTATTGATGAAAGATTTATATCATTAGCTAATAAAATAGGAGATTCTAATTATGGTAGTGATTATGGAACTAATTACTTACAAACAAGTACAGTAGGAGAAGATACTGATGAAAATAGTGATATTAATCAAGTAGATCCAAATGCAGGAACTGGGGTAAGTCAGGGTGAAGGTACAGCTATAGATCCTAATTTTGAGGGCGTATCATTTAGTCAAACATAACCATAATAAATGAATAGATATCAAAACATAAAAAAATTAAGAAACGAAAATCAATTCGTTGGTACTCTAGGAGATCAGTATTATAGAACTAATTATTATCCTGAAATTGAGCCACAAGAATCTGATATATATGTTGAAACTGAATTTGGAGATAGATTAGATTTATTAGCAAATCAATTTTATGGTGATGTCACATTATATTGGATTATAGCTATTGCAAATCCAAATAGTATTAATTTTGGTTCTATTTCAATACCTATTGGTACACAATTAAGAATACCAGTAAATATAAATGGAATAGTAGCAAGTTATAATCAATTAAATGCGTTATAAACATGGGGAATTTAAAAGGGAAACCATATAGAAGCTGGGTTACAAAACAAATCCAACGTAGGCAAGAATCCTTAGGTTATAAAGATTATGGTGTTAAAGATTTAAAATACCAAAATACAAAAACCCCATGGATTAGATTAGCAAGTACAGCAAACATTAATCAATATTTAGCTGATGGAGTAACTGAAACCCAAATTTTTCAAAAACTTTTAAAAAATGGATTAAATCCAAATGATTTTTTAGGTGATGAAGCCGCTAAAAATTATATACTACAGGGTGGAGTAGTAGGTATAGGACAAAATAATGAATTAATTACATATCAAGGTCTTAATTCAACAAATGAATATTACAGAGGAGCTTATGGTTGGGGAGGGATATCTGAAAAAGGATACGTTCCACTACCAGGTATTATGGATGCAGATCTTCTTTATAAATCAGATGGGCGATTTGCCCAAGCTACTATTAATATGAAATGTTATAGTAGAGCTCAATTAATATTATTAGATATTTTATACATGAGACCTGGTATAGATCTTCTTTTAGAGTTTGGTTGGAGTAGTTATTTAGATAATGAAACTGGAGAGTTAAGAACATATGATACTTTTATATCACCTGCTTTAGATTTTACTTTAAATAAAACTGGAGTCCCAATTGATGATGGAGAAGATGGACCTAAACCTTCACCTTTTAAAAATGAAGCAAAGCATTCTACTATATTAGGATTTATTGAAAATGAAAGAATAGCAAGAAGTGGTAATTATGAAGGTATTTTTGGAAAAATAACTAATTTTAATTGGTCATTTGATCCAACAGATGGAAGTTATAATTGTCAAACAAGACTAGTAGGACATGGAACTGTAGTAGAATCTTTAAAAATAAATGTTAATGAACCTCTTTCTAAAAAAGAACAGGCTGCAACAGCAGCAGCGGTAGCAGTTTTAAAAACTGCAGGTGAATCTAATCCTGAGGTAAAAGAAACTGCAGAATTACTTGTATTGCAAGCTAATTTAAAAAGAAATAGATTATATAATTTATTAGATAGCATTTATAGAGGATTTTTAAATGCAACATCAAATATAAGTTTAGAACATCCAACAACTTCTTTTGGTTATCAAGATTTTAAAATGCCTCAATTTCAATGTATGTACACAGAGGGTGCAAAAGATTTAATAATTAAAAATGGGGTTATTGGGTTTACTGATATGTCAACAGATTCAGAACAAAACCAACCTGTTCAAGTATTTGTTAAAATGTCAGTAGTATTATCAATATTACAAAAATATTTTTTATTATATGATGAACAATCAACTCCATATTTTTATTTTGATATGAATTTTTTTGATTTAGATAATGATGAAAATTATATAAGTAACCTCCCAGGACAATTTTCAGCAAATCCTTTTAAGGTTTTTACACCTTACCAAAACCATAACTTAAAATATGCAGATGCAGCTGAAGAAATAAATAGGTATAATTCTTATAAAGTAAAAACATCACAAGAAAAATTTAAACTATTTAACCTTCCAGATTCCACAATGAATCAAGTATTTTCTAAAGCAGTTCCTAATTATCTTTCTGATAAAGGTCATGTTGCTAAATTATCTGATATTTATTTAAATATTGAATTTTTACGAAATACTATACAAGAGAATATGATAGTTGGACCACAAACTCTTTCAATGAGTTTAATTGATTTTTTAAAAAATATATTAAGTGCTATAAATACCTCTAGAGGTAGTATTAATGATTTTATTATAGAATCCGATATAACAACAAATTCAGTAAAAATAATAGATAGAGCTTCTCTTAGATTTAAAACAGAATTCCCTCCAACTAGTAATAATACTGAATTATGTGTGTTTAATACCTTTGGAGTAAAAAATAAACAAGAAGGTAGTATTGTTAAAAATATAGACATTTCCTCAGAAATTGATAATAATATGTCAACTGTAATTGCTTTAAGTATAGGTGATGGAGCTAATGGGTTTCAAGGAAATGGAACAGGATTACAAAAATGGAGTCAAGGTATTAATAATAGAATATACCCAGCAGTTTTAGATAATAAAGTAGAAGAAGGACCGTATACAAAAATAGTAAATACTTTAGTTGATAATATAGTTGGTACAGTAGGAAGAGATGGTGCAGAAAAAGGATCTAGTGCAACAGGTTTTTTTCAATCTGTGTTAGATAATTTATTATGGAATAAAGAGGATGTTCAAACATTATTAAATGCTAATCAAACATATGCTAGTTTACTAAGTGGTATTATGGTTCAAAAAGATGAACTACAATCACCAGGTTATTTACCATTTAATTTTTCAATGGATATTGAAGGAATATCTGGTATTAGAATACATGAACGTTTTGATTTAGATGATAATGTGTTACCTCATACTTATGATAGTAGCACGCTGGAAATGCAAGCAATATCATGTGATCATACAGTTAATGGTCAAGAATGGACAACTAAACAAACAGCTTTACCTAGACCAGCAGCTCCACCAGATGCACCCTTTACAGAAGCTAATCCTTTAACAGCAGATCCAACACCAGAATCAATTAGCGAAAGAGAAAACTTAACAGCAGCACAAACTGATCTATTTACAATAACAAGTGAATTTCCAATTACACAAATTTATAAATTAGAAAATACACCTAAAACACAAATATATTTACATCATACAATAAGTAGCCAAAACATTAAAACTGTTATTGATGATTGGAGCACAAGGACAGATCAAGTATCTACCCATTATGTGACTAATAATAATGGAGAAGTAGAACAAGTGTTTCCTGATGAAAATTGGGCTAATCAATTAGGAATTGATGCACGTACATTTCAAGCTGCAAATGTTAAGTACCAAAATTTAAATAGAACAGCTTTAGGAATTGAATTATGTTCTTATGGACCTCTATCAGCCCGTACTGTTAATGGGTCAGAAACATACTTTACTACTTATGGAAAAGAATTTACAGGTCAAGTAGCAAGACCTGTTGGTCCTTCAGGTGAAGAAATAAACAGCTATAAAGGTTATAAATATTTTGAAAAATATAGTGATGCTCAAATTAATAACGTAAAATCTATTATTGAAGGTTGGATGACTAAATATAATATTGAATACACATATGATTATTATAATTTATTCCCTAAATACACTAAAAATTTCCAACCAGCTTTAAGAGGAAATAAAGGAATTTACACACATAATTCAGTAAGGTCTGATAAAAGTGATATATTCCCACAAAAGGAATTAATAGAAATGTTAAAATCTATTTCAATAAATATGAGTGATGAAGCATTAGTATTAGCAGAAGGTGGTAGTTATTTTGCAACTAGTTTAGATCAAATCCCAAACAGATATAGTTTTGATAATTCTTCAGCTCTTTTTAGAGCTAAGGTATCAGCACAAACACAGTTAGTTATTGCAGCTTTAGGGGGAGAAAAAGCAAAGAACTATCAAGGCCCAGTACCTCAAATGTTACCTGATCCTAATATTAATCCTAATATTAATGATAAAGCATTTAATGTTAATAATAGAAGAGATGTGGGTAGTAATGGTGATTATGTAGGTTATTACTGTGAAGGAACATTTATACCATCAGGTACACAAACCTCACAGTATTCTTCTTCTACATTTACAACAACTTATTAATTATGTATATACCTAAGAATAGAATAAAAGAAAATTTATATACTCCAGGAAATGAGTATGTAATAAAAAGTACTAAAGAAAATTATATAGGTTACTATCATAGTTTATATACTGGTAAATTTTTTACTGGTAAAACACCGAATGATTCAAATATTAGAGAAATAATATCAGAAGTAGTTACAGGTAATGATGAGGAAACTCCAAATTTTAGTTCTACAAATAGAATAGCTTTATTTTTAAATGACCCAGATCCAATAGTTCCAAGAGATCAATGGATACAAAGAGATATTGTAACTTACTTAACATTAAATGGAAAAGATACTAGAGATGATGATCCAAGAGAATATCCTCAAACATACTATTCATCACCAACAGAGGATGACTATCAATTAGGTTCTTTTACTAGATATTTTATTGTAAAAGTTAATGAATTAATTTACACTGAGATTGATTTGAAAACCTATAAAGACATAGAAAAACAATCTAATAAAATTCTTTGGGAATTATTTGTTCCTTTTAAAATTCAATGGACTATAGATGGAGTAGAAAGTAATGTATTTGATATTAATAGAGATCAAGTATTAATAGCAGGACAACAAATTAATAGAAGGGGATTACCTGAATTTTTAAGAAATGATTATTTACAATTTTATAGATCAAAAAATATAAATAACCAATATACAAGTGGTGATGATTATACTTTACCTAATGGTTTAAATTATCAAGGATTATACCACATAATGCCTAATGGAATAGCAATGACTGGAAGATTCCATGGTGAAGCCGATGATATTCTTTTAACTCCAATTTCAAATTAAACTTGGATTATAAATAAATTTCTCGTATATTAGGCCAAAATAAAAGTTATGTTTTGGTTAGTTGAAGACGACAAACAATTAGAGTTATTTAAAAAATTTGCTAAAGGTGAAGCATTTGTTGAGATAATTCCTAATAATCATTTTGAACATCCTACAAATAATGGAGTATGTGCCGTTTACATTCGTCCGTTAAATAGTAATAAAGGATTTATATTAACGAATGACCATAGCGAGACATTAAACGTTGGTATTGACGCTATAAAATATGTATTAAACGCATTAGATAAGATATATGTGCGGGATAAGAAGGAATTTTTACATTATTTTGTACTTCAAAAGCTTTTTGACATAACATTAACATCACCTACGTATATACCAGAAAAAACAACAAGCCATCAATACTTTTACTACAAATATCCTAGTAAAGAAGATGTTAATAGAATAGTACCTATTGTTAAACATTATGAGTATTGTGAAACAATATTTAACGATTTAAAATCAAAAATAAATGAGCCAATCAACAACTTTTACAATGACAAAGCCGCAGTGGTATTCAACGCCGTGGAAAGAAGTGGTCTACGAATTGATAGAGACAGATTCAAATCGTACTTTTACGATGAGCGTAGCGAATACGTATACACGCAATATAACTTCAAAACCTTAACAACAAGACCCGCAAATAAATTTAATGGAATTAATTACGCAGCACTTAATAAAGATAATGGATGTAGGACGAGTTTTATTCCACGTAATGATAAATTTGTTGAGCTTGACATTGGTGCTTATCATCCTACTCTTCTTGGGTTGTTGGTGGGTTATGATTTTGGTGGAGAAGACATCCACAAAGCATTTGCAAAAATGTATAAGGTAGATTACCAAAAGTCTAAAGAATTAACATTTAAACAACTATACGGAGGAGTATTCGAACAGTTTAAAGATCTGGAATTTTTTCAAAGAGTTCAAATATATGTGGATGATTTGTGGCAAAGATTTAACGAAGACGGCTACATTGAGTGTCCTATTTCAAAACATTTATATAAAAAAGATAAGTTAGATGATATGAAACCCCAAAAACTTTTAAATTATGTTCTCCAAAACTTGGAGACCGCAATGAATGTTCGTATATTGTGGGACATATTTAAATCATTAAGAAACCGAAAAAC